ATACACCTCCCCTTGGCACTAAGGTAGCGATTCTGTCTGCGCCTATAATTTAAACCCGATGAGCGCAAAAGCTGCGGAAATCAAAGATAGCTTTGCAGGTAATTTTACCTCTATTTCTTTCCCTGCACATTCTCGGCTTGTTTCCTTAATTTTGTCCCAAATGATTTGAGCAAGTTTAACATATTCTCGCCATGTAAATTTGACCTTCTTTCCATCATCAGTAAGAAGTACATTTACCTCTTGTGCAAGTTCTGCAAAATTAAAAGCGTAACAACTCACTGAACCTAAAGGACTGGAAATTGTATCTGCATTTTTTAAAACTTCTTTAAAATTAGTTTCCATTTTATTTTGTTTTAACGTCTAAAAAAAAATTTAAGAATAATTGTACCAATATTTGTTCCAGTTATAGACTTTATATTTTCCGAAATACTAAACAATTCAGTGGCTGCAATGATGAAACTTACAGAATAGGTTATCTGCGATGGCAGTTGGAAAGTAATACTTGCACCGTGAAAAATCATTATGCCGCAGAAATAAGTCACCACCTTTTGCGATGTGCGATAAAGCCCTTTGCTTGTTATAGGCTCTCCCCTTTTCCTTGCCGCCATGATTCCCGTGACCGTGTCTGCAAAAACAACAAAGATTGTAAATATCAAGAAATGTTTGATGGGTAGGAAAAACGAGAATATAACTCCGCAACAAATGGAATAGGCAATGCCATCGTAACCAAGTTTAAAAATGTTGTAAATAACTGCTTTCATTATTCAAGTTTTATTAATCTCACATCCCCATCCACCGTTGCAAATTTGCCATCAGCGTATTTGTACAAGTCGTACCTAACACCGTTAAAGGCAAAGGAAACTTGATTGGTAAATGTGGATAAAAGAAGGTTGGTTGAAATCGTGTACACCTTGCCATTGTCTGGATTAAAGATTAAACGCTTATTGCTGTTTAATTGAATTACTCCATCAATAATTTCACCGTTAAAATTTAACTTCCAATCTCCGACAAACTTTGCCGTGTCTCTTTGTGCCGTTGTAAAATAGACAGGCTTACCACTTATTTGAACGTGTAAGTCGTTGTAATAATTTATCCTTTGCACTGACTTAGCCTTTGTAATAATAGGCTTGGCATGAATGGCAATCGTGTTACTTTGCCTTTCAGCATCGGTAACAAGGCTTTGAATAGCAGTTGCACTATCGCCCAATATTTGCTTTGAGCCTGTGACAGTTGAATCAGACAAAGTTGTTTGCTGAATAATGTAATAAATGTTGCCTTGCTTTTGGATGTACACCGTGTCTTTGACAACATCTTGCGCAAAGGAAAACAAGGGAAGGAATAAAAATAGGTATCTCATTTTATTTATTTTCGAGGTTAATAATTCTTTGTTCAAGGGCTTTGATAAGGGCATTTTGCTCCTGTATGGCTTTGGTAAGAATAGGAATAATAGTGTTAGACCTAAATAATAAACTACTATCCCAAAATGTATCTACTGCCTCTGGTATAATATTTACTGCATCTTGAGCAATAAAACCTAAATCGTATTCATCACCTTTTTTCCATTGAAAACTAACAGGCTTTAATTGTAAAATAGTTGACAAACCGTATGTAATAGGATTAATATTATACTTAAATGTTTCATCAGATGAAGATGCGGTTGTTAAAACTCCAGTAGATGTTATATTTAGGTCGTTTGAATATGCACCTGCGCCAACGGCTGTAAACCTGCCATTTCCAATGACATGAAGTTTTTCAGATGCAACTGCGTAATTATTTGTGTCTCCAATTTTCACTCTTCCTAAACTATCTATACTTGTTATTTTTCTTGTTGAATTATCGCCATTTAAATTATATCCTCCAGTATAAAATTCAATAGAAGTTGGTAATTTTAAATTACTAACACCACCCCCAAAGGTTAAACCATTAATAGTTGCATCCGCATAAATACTAAAAATGCCAATGGAATTACTGCCTTCATAATCTTGAACGCTTAAACCAGCTCTTCTGGTTATATTACTTCCTGTTTTTGAAGTCATTCGAAGATGGTTGTATAATTCATCTGCCGAAAAAATTACTAATGGCACTGGGCTTGCAGACGTAACGCTTTTATTTATTACCAAGTTAGTATTAAATGTAGCTGCAGAACTAAAAGTTTTTGCCCCAGCCACCGTTTGCGTATTCGTTAAATCTACAAAGTTTTGCGTTGCACTTCCCGTTCCCCCATTTGCCACTGCCAACGTACCGCCCAATGTCACCGCTCCACTTGTTGCATCGCTTGGTGTTAAGCCAGTTGTTCCACCGCTAAAGGTTGTGACCGATGTACCGCCTCCTGCCACGCTCCAAACATTTGTAGCACGGTTGTAATTGTAAAACCTATGATTTGCCGTGTCAAGAATGATGTACGCACTTGTATCGCTCAATGGTGTAATTAAAGCAGTATCACCAAGTACGCCCCGATATATAAGCCCATCGGCAGTTGTCTGTTCTCCGAGTGTTATCTTTTGATTACCATTGCTTGGGTACTGTGCCCATGCAAGGCAAGGGACAAGGAGGAGGAAGAGGGAAAGGAGTTGTTTCATGTTTATGTTTATTAATTATTTCTTTGCATTATAATCCAATTTGTTCCATCGCTTACAAGGGTTGCAAATCTATATGTAGCAGGAGCTATAATTGAAGTTTGCGTAGAACCACTAAAAGCAGTTGTAAAACCAATTATATTAGAAGATGCAGAAAATACATTTCCGCTGCCTGTTTGTTTAATAATTAATTCTTTACCAGGATAAGTAGCTGCACTTGGTAATGTAAGTGTAACAGTAGCATCTTGATGTATATTTAACCATGTGGTATTTACACTAACTGTCAATGTTGTAGCCGTAGATGATGTGTATGTTCTCTCTAACCAAGGAGTATTTACCTTACCTCCAAATGTACCGCTTGAACCTACATTTAATGTACTTGAACCAGATATTACTATATTACCACTAAATGTTTTATTACCTGTCAATGTCTCAGTACATGATTTACACGCTGCACCTAATTCATTCCTTGCATCTGTTTCGTTTGCTCCTCCTGTGCCACCGTTTAAAACAGGCAAAGGCACACCGCTTAATGATACAGCCAATGTACCGCTTGATGTTACAGGGCTGCCAGATACAGATAAGAAAGTAGGTACACTCATTGCTACACTGGTAACACTGCCTGTGCCTGCGCCTATCGTTGTTCTTGTATCAGCTGCACTTAATAATGTAATTGTATTATTACTATTTACTTTTATAAATTTATCAGATACACTATTTGTCAAAGTAAACAATGATATACCACTTGTTGTGCCTCCTAAACTTATTCTTGCATTTGCTGCGTCTGTGGCACCTGTACCACCATTTGCCAAAGGTAAAGCATTACCACTATATGTTAATGCTAAAGTGCCGCTTGTTGTAACAGGTGAGCCGCTAACAGTAAATATAGATGGTGCAGATAAGCCTACACTTGTAACTGTACCACTACCACCACCTCCACCGCTATATTGTGGTATATTTAATGTGGCACCAACTAATGTTGCAGCTCCGCTTGTTCCTGTAGTGGTAAGTGTTATATTATCTTGTTTAGTCGAAAATCTGGATGTTAAATTTAAAGAGGTTGTATCAGAAAAAGCAAATTTATTATTAAATGTAGTCCAATCCGCAGATGTCAAATAACCTGGCACACTTGCCGATGCAGCATTTATTGTAAGTTCTGGGATTGTTGTATTATTAGTTATGCTTATTGGAGTGCCTGCGGCTGCTGTAACACTTGTTACAGTTCCTGCTCCTATGGCAGTACGAAAATTAGCAGCAGATAATGCCGTAACAGAGTTATCAGCATTGAACCTTGGAAAGGTGATTGCAGAAGGATTAGTCAAAGTGAATATTGATTGCCCTACCGTTGTGCCGCCTAAACTTGTTCTGCCTGTCGCTGCAACAATGCCAGTGCTACCTCCATCCCATTTAAGCCTATCTGTATATGCTGTATTCCAATTACTTGAATTATTTGTAATTGATGTTGTCCATGTTGTGCCAGTGGACAGGGCAATGCCTGCCTCTGGATAGATTGGATTGCCTTGCCCAGAGGAAACAGAGCCGATGCCGCTTACTGTGACTAAAGTATAGTTTTCGCCTACCTTGTAAGATGTGGCTGCTACCTTAACTTTGTTTGTGTCAATAACGGAAAACTGGTCATTAAGTAATAACTGCCCATTGCGGAAAAGTAATATAAACTGCCTTAGCTGAATAGGGAATTTAGAAAGAATAGTAAATACTAATGTGTCACTTGTAACATTTTCGTATTCCTGTTTAATTATTTTTATTGTATCACCACCTATTTCTACTGCCACAATGCTATCTCTCACAAAATCGTAGACTGTGGATGTGTCAACGCGTAGTGTGCCTGTTGTTGTTATCGGCCCACCAAGTAATCCGTAACCACTACCTACACTGGTAACTGTACCTGTGCCTCCTGTGTACTGTGGAATGTTTAAAGTTGCACCGGTTAAGGTAGCAGCTCCGCTTGTTCCTGTTGTAGTTAAAGTAATATTGTTTTGCTTAGTCGCAAATCTTGTAGTTAGATTTAATAAAGTAGTATCTGTTAATTCCATTAATACAGAAAGGTCTGCGGAGACAGTGCCCGTGGTTGTTATTGGATTTGGTGAAACAGTTATACCTGTACCTCCAGATATTGAAGTAAGTGATCCGCTGCCACTTCCACCTCCACCACCGCCACGAGGTAAAATAACCGTATAATTCTCACCTAATTTATAAGCAGTTGAGCCAATAACAACAGAGGCATTAGTAGGTACTGTATATTGGCTTGGTAAAAGTATTTGACCATTCCTATATACTTGCAAAGATGTTGTATCGTTTACTACTAAAGTATCTGTTTG